TCCGTAGAAAGTTAATTTGTAAGAACTCGGCTTACCGTTGGTTAACGTTGCTCCGTCTAATTGTACTTTACCCTTGCGAAAAGTGGTTAGGTTTATTTCTATATATGCGTCTTTTCGTAGGTTGTTATCCGTTGTAAAGTTAATGTCTGAGTTATACCAATGCTCAAAGAATGCGTTGTTTGTGTCGGATGCAGGCACGGTAAATCCTTGTGAGAAATCCGTAAACGTTTTAGAGATGTCCTGAACGTTTTGGATTGAACTTGTAACTTGAATCTGCTCGTCATTGAATAACTCAATACGGTTACCTTCGATGTAGAGTTGTACCTTTCTCATTAGACTACTGAATTGATAACATCGTAAGCATATTCAAACTCAAGTTGGTAGTTAATCATATGAGTGTTTATGCTTTTGAATAACTCCGTGTTTTTGGTGTTTAGTTTTGCAGGTAGTTTGTTAATCAAGATTCTTTCCGATAACATCAACTGCTGAATAACCTCTTTGAAACTTTCGCTAACCCAATCTGTATTAACACGGATAGTCTTTTTTCCGTTGGCGTTAAACACCTCTCTTTGCCCTTCAGTAATAGAGTAGTTAGGGTAGCGATTTTGCATTAAATTATACTCCGTGTTTTCAACGTTTAATGTATCGTAGCTGGCTTTGAAAAACCACTCACGTTGCCAAGCCCCGTACTTATTTACAAAGTCAACCATTACAGGAGTGTACTTACATTCCTCTTTAGGTACAAAAGTTGCTCTGAATAATACGTTTGCGCTTCCGTCAATGATTTCTAATTTGTTTCCAACCGAAGCATAAGTAGGATATACTCTCGGTACATCTTCCCATCTGTTATTTGTTAAACCTGTAGTATAGCTTACGCCCGTTGATAGGTTCGTGTATTTGACCGAGTTGCCTGTACCTGTGTACACAGTTAACCATCCGTACTCACCGCTTAAATTATAGTTGTAAGTGTAAGTCCCTTGAGTAAGCAAATAATTACCTAAAGCAGGATTGTATCCTTGTTCATAGTATCCGTATCCATCAACGCCAAAATGCGTTTGCGTAGAACCTACCTGAACAAAAGACGTAGTAACCTTTTTGAAGAGTTTTAAACCTACGTTGCACCATTGCGATGTAGGAGTAGCCGTGAAAATGTTTGTAATGCTTTGTAAGGTGTCGTGGTCAATATACTCACGGATATAAGGCGAAACGTCGTAGTAAGTCGCAGGATTGTTAGACGAAGGTATCTTCTTGCTTAAAGTGTAAGCAGGAGAAGCAGGCATTGCGCCTGTGCCATTCCAAAGATAGATTTCTAACTTGGTCTCAATCTGTCCTGTTTCGTTTATTGTTACGATGTATGGACTCCTTGCATTAATTGTTGCCATTCTTTATAATTTGGTCTATTTGTTCGTTGAATAATTCGATAGCGTCAAGTCCGTAAGCCTCTACCAGTTCTTGCGGTAAGTTCTTGTAGGCAGCTTCAAAAGGTTTAGTAAAAAATAAGCTCGGTTTGATTCCGTTTCTAAATACGCTTCGGGCAATCAGAAAAGCAAGCGACTTACGTGAGGTAAATTGACCACCCGACTTTCTTGGTGCAAGTCCTTTACGAACTATCCACTTATCAAAAGCCTTAACAGGTGGCATCTTGGATTTGTAAGAGTAAGGGGTGTTGTACTTCTTTTTAGTACCTGACACCCCTGCATCTTGAAACACTCCGTAGTCTTCCATCGTAAACTCCATAGAGAACGAATTAGGCATTGCCCTGACGTTTCCCTTAATAGAGTTATACAACTTCTTAGACGAGTTCTTTTTAGAGTTCGTTAGGTTGCGTTTAGAAACGCTTACAACGTGGTCTCTAAACCTCTCAAGCGCCTTCTGTACTTCCGCTTTCTGCATCCGTGTTTTCCTCGTCCTTTGCGTTTAGGATGTTGATAATCTGCAAACCCCACATTGTAGGCATTTGACTTATTACCGTTTCCAATTGCTTTACTTGTTTTTCTGATAGCGTTAACATATTCGTGTTTTTAAATGATTACTACTCCGATTGCTTGAGCAACGACTTGATTCACGTAGTTGTTATCTTGCCCCCAAGCTGCAAACTCTTCAGGTGTTAAATCGTAGTTGTCATCTGCTACTACTTTTCCGTCTTCAGTTAGCAATTGCCAGTACGTTGTGCAAGTGGTTGCTTCTGTTGTAAAGTTAAGAATTAAGACGGACATTTGCGTTGCCGTTCCTGCGTTAAGTGGGTATACAATTGGTTCAATTGCTACTCCTTGTGTTGGTTGTGTTTTCATATTTTTATTATAAAGATGTTATGGTTTCCCAAGTTGTTGTATATACGCAAAGTTTTGCAAGTGTAGTGTCATAGACTACCAATCCTGCGGCAGGTGAAGCAATGGCGTTCTTTTGCGTTGTGGTCATTCGTGGGGGTAGGAAGCCCTTGGTTGTGGATGACATCGTAACTAAAGACGAAGCAACATCCGTTGTTGTTCCGATTAGTATGTTTCCATTAGATATAATGCGCATTTTCTCAACGGCATTAGTATCAAATATTACATTATTGGTTGCACCTATATAAGACGTTGTCCCATTCATATAAGCATTTCCATTTTGTTCTTGAAGAAAACCAAAAGGAAGTGATGAGTTGTAAGATGTATGACCAAATCTTGCGTATGTTGCTCCTAATGACCAAGCTCCTAAATAAGCATTACCCACCCTCGCAGTCCCATTAACGTCAAGTCTAAAGCCTGCGTCTGTGGTGGTGCCTATTAGGACGTTGCCTGCGCTTGGATTGAGCAATACATTACTATTTGAAAGAGCACGAATAGCAACATTGCTATTATTATGTACTACGCTAAAAAATGTATTCCCTGCTCCTTGTGTTGAATAAAAATTTGCACTACCATTAGAAACAAACGTCCCCGAACTTCCTAAAAATAAAGTAGGCGTACCTCCTTCTAAATATAAATCTCCAAATCCGCGCATTCTTAATAAAGAACCACTTGCTCCCGTTACTTGAAATGCCGTTGATGATGAATTATTAGCTAATCCACTCTGCACCCTCGCAGTCCCATTAACGTCTAAACGGAAGCCTGCATCGGTTGTTGTGTTTATTAGGACGTTGCCTGTGGATGGAATAGTCAATAAATTAACTAAATTTGCGGTTCCTGATGATGCTGATGCTCTTTGTATAAAAAAATTGTCAGAACTTGCACCATATAGCGCCCCAATACTATAAGCAGGTCTTGTAGTATCTTGACAAGCCCAGACTCCACCATTCCTAACTAAATTTGTGTTTAATAAAAAACCCTCATATCCTGAAGAAGTAGAGGCCATAAAAGAACTATTTGCTCCTGGCCAGAATGCTTTAAAACCAACTGTTTGTGTATGTCTATTTGGTAATGCTGTATTTAATAAAAAATGACTTGTACCAAATGTTTCTCCAACAACATCTATTGAGTAAGCAGGCGTACTCGTACCAATCCCCAAGCGGTTGTTCGTTGAGTCCCAAAATAAAGACGAACTCTGCTGCAACACATTCCCCGTACCTTGAAACAATACTCTTCCTATTGTACCCGAAGCTATCGGTGTAGTGCCGACTGTTAAGCCTGTGCTTATCGTCCAACTGCGGTCAGCCGAAAGGTCTTGTGCTACTCCGTTTATTGTTAGGGTCCGAGTGGTGGGGACTGGCGTAAATCCTAAGCTATCTTGCTTTGCGTTTAAAGCCGTTTGAGTAGCCGTAGAAATAGGCTTGTTCGCATCAGAAGTATTATCTACGTTGCCAAGTCCTACTGCCGTCTTGTCAAGAGTTTGGAATGTTTTATCACCTCTGAAATACTGCGCAGTTGTTCCTGATGTAATCGTGTTTTCTTTGGCGTTTAAAGCATTCTGTAAATCCGTTTGGTTGGAAAGCGTGCCTCCGATTTGTCCCCAAGTCATTGCAGCACTTGCAGAGATTTCCACATAGACGCTTCCTGTCCAACGATAGGTCTTGTTTGTGTCCTCAGCTATGTAAATAGTTTTTAAGCTCCCTGAGGCAGGGAATGCAGCTAAATTAGCGTAGGTTTTTACTTGTGATGGTATGTTAATAGTTACTGCCATATCAGATTTAATGTTTGTGTGCTTAAAGTAGGGTAAGTAGATGTTGCTACTTGGATTCCGTCTATTTGTACGTTGAATGTCGTGTCAGGCAAAGTCAATACTCCTCCACTTGCTACCGATGCCGTGTAACTTTGGTTTGAGTTCGTTACCGTTGCAGGTTGACAGAAAGGTGAGTAACCGCTCGTATCGCAGACGGTCATCTCGTTAGGAATCAAGACATCAAATGTCATTGTCCATCCTGCAAGATTGTTTTCGAATCTCTCAACGAATGGTTCGCAGTTAGGGTTGCCGTCAACTACAAACTCTAAATCCCATAAGTTGCCGTGAAGCATCATATCGTAGCAACGATTCAATACTGCCAGTTGCGTGTTTAATACATCCTGCTCGTTTGAGTTGCCTCTGAAAATATCTGTTGTTTCGTCTTTTGATATGTTTACTACATCCATCGCAATCAACGATAAGTTGTAGCGTACTACGTTAGTCTCAAAAGATACGTTGTTGGTCATTAAGTGTACAAGCGGAAAGATTGTCTGCTTGTTTAAGTCCACCTCAAAAATGTCTCCTTCCGTAGTTGTGTTTACGATAGGGTCATTGTCAAAATGCCACTTAATTAATTCTAATACTTTGTAAAATCCTGTCATCTTCTTAATTGTCTTTCAAGTTGCCGTCTTTCGATTTCGTTTTTTTGCTTCTCGAAGGTGAGATAGGTAAGACATTTAGTAAGTCTAAGTTTGGTAATCTCATCGAACTTAGTAACGTCTCCCTTAGCGAGTCCATATATGCTTTGATACCATCCCCATCGCTTGGCAAATTGAGTTGTTTCGCTAAAGTCGTTGACAGGCTCTTGTCCTTCTTCAGGTTCTTCTCCAAATAGTTCAGGGTAGCCGTCAGTAACTCGCTTCCTAAATTGTAAAAAAAAACCGATGCTGCTATACAAACATCCAATGGAGCAAACTGCATTAACTCCTGATGGTCTTTGCTTGGGGTGTACTCGTGCAGTTCGTACTTGTCTTTGCTTCGTGTTTTGATAGGACGGTACATAACCGCCATAGCTTTGTTATACGTTTCCCAACTCTGCAAGTGATTCTCCAAAT